AGTTGTAGTCGTACCACTCCACCTTGAAATCCTGCGCGAGAATATCCAGCAGGTCTTCGGGCAGCTCGTCGATGCGTCCGTAGATGTTCGGGAGGGAGCAGCTGGCGTAGAACTTCGCCATCTGATCAGCTGCAAGCTCCACCAGCGGGCGCATCTCCGGGTCGTTGAGCAGTACGGCCGGCGCCGTGGACAGCAGCATCTCCTTCGTGATGACGTTACTCATCCTCATACCCCCCGTTCGTCAGGGTGATCGTGCCAACCTTGGCGATTTCGGGCGTCTGCGGATCGTCGATATCCCGGCCATCCTCCAGACGACGGAACGTGGGCGATGTAATCACCACCCGCTTCGCGCCCGCGGCCATCACCATCTGCGTCAGCTTCGAGGGGTTTATGTCGCGCCCCAGCTTCTGGCTCTGCCAGGCGACGTACTCGCTCACGGCGGTCTCGATCGCCTCCTGAAGGTCTGCGGCGCTCTCCGTGGAATCCTCGGAAAGGTAGTAGGTCATGGTGATGTTGTAGCTGACCTCTACCGGGTCGACGACGGTGACATAGTCTGTCAGAGGGCGGACGCTGTCGGCGCTGCACGTCTGGAGGATCGCTGCCTTGATCTCGTCCCCGGCGATCTCGCCGTCATCCATCAGGGTATGAATGGCAATGACGCCCGGCGTGGGCGAGTTCACGATCACGTCCCCGATCTCCGTGGACACGGTCTTCACCCAGTATTCATAGGCGCCGCGAGCGCCAGCGCAGGAGTAGGCGTCCTCGCTGGCAACCATCAGGTCGTAGTACTCGTCATCCTCGGCCACGTCAGCGCCGCCGTCCGAATCGTCGATGTTCACGCAATGGTCGAAGTACAGAACATTGTCCACGTCGATCAGAGTATTGATCTGTCCAGCAGCGAAGCCGTTACCAGAGGTGCCGTCTTCCTCGCATTCCGCTTTCACGGTTACGGAGGTCTCGCCGATGGGAACGTACACGTCCTCCGACGTCAGGAAGATCGGCTCGCCGTCGCTGGTGGACACTCTCGTGCCAGCAGGAATCAACACGGAGGTGCTCTGCGCTTCGGTGATGGTGAACTCCATCGTCACCGTCGCTGGTGACGCTCCGGGGCGGGTATCATCGAAGAACAGCTCGCCGATGGCGTCCAGGTTCTCGTCCTCGGCGCGGGACGGGATATTCTGGTTGCCGCTGTAGTTGATTCGGGCGTAGGCCTCAACAAAGAGGCTCGCCATCCATGCAATCAACAACCGCACCGGGCTGGAAGGTTGCACGGTGCGGTTCGTTGCCAATTCATACTGCGTGATGAATTCAGGCATGATCTCGTCAATGTCATCCGACACGAACTGATAGTCGCTGTTTGCTGCTCTACTCAAAGATAGTCACCTCCAGTATAGGCCGCAAGGTCGAAGGGCTGTCGGCATTACCGGCAAAGGAAACGCTCTGCAGCTGTACTCCGGGGATAAACTGCTCAATGGCATCTGTGACAGCTGCGGCATACAGAGTTTTCGCCAGTTGCATCGGCTTGTGGAGATACTCGCCATCGATGCCAAATTCCCGGTAACAGGGAACAGAACCAACCGGCGTATTCAGGAGGATGAAAATACCCTGAATAACCTCCTGCACCTGATTCTCTGGCGCCAGGGTCAGATCCACGCCCTGGCTACAATCAATCGTATAGGTCATGGCCTAACCTCCATATTCCTTGATCTTGACCTTGATCTTGGTCGACACCAGCGTGCCGTCCATGTAGAACTTGTCTGTTGCGGGGTCGATGTTGGTGATTACCCATTTCGTGCCGATGACGTCGGTGCCGAGAACCAGAGGAACAGCCTGGTGCTTATCCGCTATCGACGCCAGACTTTTAATCATCTTCAGCGGCCGCACACCAAGGAAAGCAGAAATCTCCATTTCCAGCTCGATCTCGTCAGGCTCAATGCCTGTAAACTCCAACAAGGTCTTCTTCCCGTACAGCTTGTGTGTGCCGTAGCTGTACTGCTTCTTCCAGGACATGGATTTGATGGTCTGCACTTTCTTACGACTGATGCTGAATACCACCTTGCCGAGGGTGCCTGTAATCATCCGATCACCCCCAGTATGTACCCGTCCATGTTGAAGCCGTAGGGGTACAGCACCAGCACCTTCTCGTTCACCTTCGGGAGAAAGCTGCTCACCGTTCCCGAATGGCTATGGGATTGCACGGTGCTGGTGGACAGCTTTTCGCCCGGACGCTGCAAGACGGAGAGCCAGTCCGACATCATGTTGTCCATGTCAGGAAAATAGACGCGGGCTGTTTTCTGGTCGCTGTTCACCGCGGACACGATACCGACCCTGACCATCGAATCAACTTCTGCCATGCTGCCACCTCCTTACTCAAAAGAATCCTTGTCCACCCAGCCGTGAACATTACTGTTCCCGTCAAGGCTGTTATAATAGCCGCCCTGCAGCCCGTAGGGATGGGCGCGGGACAGCTTGGTGATGTGGGTGATCTTCGCCGGACCGGCGCGGCGCTTGCCGCCCGTGGGATCCTTACGGGTGCTGCTCTTGTAGTGATAGCCGCCCTTGAAGTAAACGACGTCGCCGATCTTGTACTCCTTCGGGCCGGTGCTGACGTCTTCGGCCGTGGGCTTCTTGACCTCGTCGGCCTTGCGAAGCGTCAGAGTGGTCACATACCCGCTGCCAGAGGACACGTCATGCTTGACGGTCTTGATGAGGTATTTCCCACTCCAATACCCGAATTTGTACAGCCTGATCGTCATGCCAGCGCAGTAGTTCGGATTGCCCTTGACGGTCAGCTGGGCGGCGCGTTCAAACTTGTTCGCCAGCTTCAATTCCTTCTCGGCCAGAGCTTCGGCCTCCGCGACGCTGGAAACCTTCTGGTTCCTGATGTAGAGGATTTCAGGTTCTTCGTCGTCATCCTCATCGTCCTCGTCGTAGTCATCGGACACGGCCTCGCCCTTGATGACTTTCCCTGTGCGCGGGTCGGTGTACTGAACGATGCACTTGTCATATTCAGTCTGTCCCTCGCCGGTGGTAAAGCTCCATTTGATGTAGGAGCCGTCCCCGAAGGTGAACTTGGCGACCTCCTGCTGACTTTCGTACTTCGACTGATCGAAGATTACGATCTTATTTTTCGTGATCTTCAGCGAGTAGCCACAGTCCTGGCACAGCTTCTTCAAAAAGGCTATGTCGGTTTGCTTCGATTGCTCCACGCGGCTGTACTTCTTGTCGTTGTCGCAATCCCACATGAAGCCCATGCCGTGCTTCCTGGCGATTTCTTCCCCGATGCCCTTCAAGGTGTAGTTCTCCCAGGACTTGTCTTTCTCGGTACTGCGGATGCCGTTGTACTCCAGGGATGTACCCTTGATGACGACGGTGGATGGAGGCCCGGAGGCCTTGACGTCATCCAGCTGGAACGTGCCGCAGTTGATCGTTGCGGTCTTGCCGTTCTCGTTGGTGGTGATCGACGCCTTAATTCGCAGCCGCCGCAGCTTCTTCTTGCCCTTGCTCTTGGTCTTGGTCGCCGGTTCGATGGAATCCAGCTTCAAGCCGCTGCTCTTGGCGTAGCCGGTCTTACCGTCGTAGGAAACCTTGTACCACCCGGAGGCCTTCTTCTCGGTGATGGTGCACTTCTTCCCGCGGGGAACGGTGGTAACCTTCTTGGCGCTGCTCTTGGTGGATTTCCGTACCTTCACGGCAGAGGACGCCTTGAAGGTGAAGTCATACTGCGTGATCGTCTTGCCGTTGACGGCGGCGACCAGCTTCTTCCATGTGGCCTTGTCGCACTTCCCGGTCACGCCCAGGCTGTTGGCCTGTTGAAAGCCCTTGACCGCGCTCGTCAGAGTGGCGTCGGCCTTTTTCTTCGGCGTCCCGGCCATGTAGCCGAGCGCGATCAGGTACGATTGGCAAAGCGCAGCATCGAAGGAGGAGGAGCCTTTCTGCACAGTCTTGTAGATTCCAGCGTGGGAATCGCTCACCGTGTACGTCAGCGCCTTCTCCTTTTTGTTTTTGTCGTAGTTGCCGCCAGCGGCCTCAATGAAGTCCTGAAGCCATTGCTGCAGCCATGTCCCGTCGCGGTCTTGGAGCTTGATCTGGAGATCGTCGGCCTCGTCCTCCTCGTTGTCGGTGAAGCTGAGGGACATCAGATATTTGCTCACAACCGCAGAAATGTCCGTGCCGTTGAACGACACGGACAAACTTGCTTTTCTCGCGGTATCTGACATTATCCATCATCCTCCAACTGCCACGGAGGCAAGGTCGCGTTGGCAACCTCATCCTCGGTGTCGATTTCAGGGATATCAAGGACAACGCCGGCAGGAAAGATGTATGTGCCTATGTGCTTGGTGTTCGCCATCATCAGCGTGTCAACCTCGGAGATAGACCCATACTGGGCTATGGCGATCGTGTCCCACATATCGCCCTGCTTCGTGGTGTAGGTACTCATACATAAGACCTCCTCGCCTTGTCAACGTCCATGTCCGCCAGCTCTGCCTTGACCGTTTCAATCAGCTCGGCGTCGTGCGCTTTCAGGATGCTCTCGATCTCCGTGGCGTTGGCGCTGCCGTTGAAGACATAGGAGGGAGAAAGCGTCACGGTGTAGGACGAACCGCCGCTTGATCCTGCCTGGGCAGAGATCGGCGTCGCGTCCACGGCGCTGTTGGCATTGGCAAGGATGGCAGCTGTTTCGGATGCGGTGAACACCTTTTCGCCGCCACCCATCATCACCAGCTCTGGGCCACGCTCACCGACCAGCGCCATACCAGGCGCGGCGTAATCCGTGCCCTCTGCGTACTCACCCGTGGTTCCAGGCAGCGTCACGCTGGGAGCGTGCAGCTTGTCCAACTCGCGCTGTGCCGCGGATATGAGCCGCCTATAGGCAGCAGCCACGACAGGTGTCATGCTGTCCGCGCTGGAAGCCATAGCCTGGAAGGTGCTTCTCGCATTCGCGGCCGCTTCTCCAGACATTTCCATCTGCGAGATCGTGTCGGCCATCTCCTGCTCCAGAGTGGTCATCGTCTCGGAGAAGTTGGTCTGAATCTCGGCGGCGGCAGCTGCGAACTCTGCTTTCTTGTTCTGGGCGAGCTCATAGGACGCATTCAGCGCCTCAATGTCCTCGGCGGTGGTGCTTTCGGACACCAGGCGTTTCAGGGTTGCGGCGCTTTCCTCGCTGCCGTCTGCCAGCTGTCCCAGCAGGTCTGTGTTGACGCCGAGGCTCTGCGCCTTTTCCAGCATGGAGGCGTATTCCTCCCAGTATTTCGCCTGGGATTCCAACCCTTCACGCATGGAGTTCTCGCCGTCGTTCACAAACTGGGGACTGATCTTGATCTTGCTGACCTTCTCAAAGAGTTCGAACTGTCCATCTGCACTATCGAGCGCCGCCTTGTAGGCGTCGTCGTAGGCCTGGGACAATTCGGCCATCTTGTCAAGGATGGGCTGGACAGCATTTTCAAGATCAAGGGCGCTTTGGGCAACCTCGTCCATGCCATCGGCAGCATCTTCGGCAGCGTCCTCAGTATCCTCGAATGCTGCGTTGACCTGCTCCATGACCTGGGCTGTAAGCTCGGCGCCGTTCTCCGTAGAGGAAAACACGCGGCTGACAATGCCCTCGGCCTCTTCAATGGTGATGGCGCCATTCTTCACGCCATTGACGAGGTTCTGAATAAACCCGTCGATGGTTTCCTGGTTCTGGGCGATCTGCTCACCGTAGGCAGCGACCATCTCGTTCATATGCTCGATGTTGTACTGGAGTTCTGAATCACTTGTTTCAAACCATCCGTACCCATCGAACAGGGACGTCATGCCATCAGCATTCGCTTCAATGTCGTTGAAGTAGGTGCCCATGACAGCATTCAGCGCAAGAATATCCGACAGGAGATTTCGAGCTTCCTCACTGGCAGGGTCGAATGTTTCACTCGCCGCCATTGCATCATAGGCTTGCAAGGACTCCTTGAATGCGGCGTTGACCTCATCGGCATTCATGCCAAGGTACTTTTCCGCAGCTGCTACCTGCTGCACCCAGGGGGCTTGTTCTGCCAGTAGATCGTTGTTCTCTGCCACGGCTTCGGCATACTTCGTAGCCTGGGACGTGGCATTGTCGTACAGCTGCGCCCGGAGTTCCGCTTGCTTCGCAGCAGCCAGCGCCTCTACGGTTTCCAGCTGGGCATTGAAAGCCTCGGTCTCGCCCTCGGTCGCCGTTATGACGCCGTTGGACGCAGCGGCCAGCTGTGCCTTCGTCTCGGCCAGCTGTGCCTCTTTCTCGTTGATGGATGCGACGACCGTCTCTGTCTCGGTGTATTCCTCGTTGAGTCCGTCATACTGCGTCTGCAGCTGGTTGACGACGCCCTTCTGTTCAGAGATAGCCTCGCTGATCTCCTCCATCTGCTCAGCCAGCGCGGATTTTTCCTTCTTGTCGTTGGTTGCCAGATACTTGAGGTGCAATTCGTCATACGTCGACTGGAGAGACGAGAGCGTGGAGTTGGCGCTTTCGAGGTCGGAGCCTACGGTCTGAATATTGTTTTTCAGCGTCGTCAGCTTCTTGTTCAGTGCCTCCACATCAAGATCGGGGGTGATGGTAATCAGAGTGCCATCGACGAAATCCTCCGGGGAGAGCGTTCCGTCTTCGCTCGGCTGACCGTGAAGCACGACTTCGGTGCCGTCCAGGAAGCCAGCAGCAGCAAGCTTTTCAGCCGCCTCGGGCGTCAGCTCCACGTCCGTGCCAGTGAGGAATCCTTCTGCAGCCAGATATGCAGCAGCCTCCGGAGACAGCTCCACTTCGGTGCCGGTCAGGAATCCCTTTGCCTCCAAGTACGCGGCAGCTTCCGGGGTCAGCTGCACGGCGCTCCCTTCGAGAAAGTCTGTGCTGGCAAGGTATGCGGCAGCTTCCGGGGTCAATTCGATCTCGGTGTCGGTGACAAAGCCCTCGCCCTCGATGTAGTTGCCCTGCTCCGCATACAGAGCCAGGGTATCATCGTCGATGTAGCCTTTCGCCAGCAGCTGGTTCGCAGCTTCGGCGGTCAGCCACACCTTCTCATTGTCCAAGAATCCAGCAGCGGCGAGCGTGTTCCCAGATTCGGCGGTGAGGGTAATCAGGGTGCCGTCAGGAATGAAATCAGCAGCCGCCAGGAAGCTGGCCTGTTCGGGAGTCAATTCGACGTAGGTGTTGTCCACGAAATCGTCAGCGGTCAGCATTCCAGATTCCGCGACGTCGGCAGACAGGTGGATATCGACGCTGCCAGCCTTCCGAATATCCTTGATGGCGGAGCGCGTGATATCCAGCTCGTCGCTCAGATCGTGGTACTGATCGGCCAGGTCGAGGATTTCCTGCTGCTGGTCGAACTGCGTCATCAGGTCATCAAATTCGGTGTCCAGATCCTCGAAACTCTCACCTGCGCCACCGAGGACAGAGGACAGATAGACGACGCCACCAGCGAGGGCGGCGACACCAGCTGTGATTCCGAGGATCAGGGGCAGGCCGGGAATGGCGGCGGTCATCATGGCACCGGCAGCTGCGGCCACCTTCATGGCAGCGGACAGCGCCAGGATGCCCACGGTCACGCCGGCCACCACGCCGACCACCGTCGTGATCGCCTTGACGAGCGCGGGATTGCTCTCCACAAACTGAGCAATGCCCTGAAGGACAGGAGTGAAAACGTCTGCAACGCCGCCGATTGCCGGGGTCAGCGCGTCGCCCACGGCGATCTTCACGTTGTTGGCGGCGTTCTGCATCATCGTCAGCTTGGCCTCGGTGGTGCCGTACATGACGCCAGCCTTTTCAGCCAGGGCGGTGTTGCTGTTCCAGGCGTTGTTTGCCTGGTCAATGGTATTGGACAGAAGATCGCCCGCCGACGCGAGGCCGAGGATGGCTTTCGTCTGGCGGACGTTGGTGATGCCCAAATCGCTGAGCGTGACGATGGCGCTCTTGCCGGTGCGCGTGGTGTCGTTCAAGCCCTGGATAAAGGTGTTCATGGTGCCAACGGCATCTTCACCCCATGCCAGCTTGAACTCGGAGGCGGTCATGCCGGCCACCGCTGCAAACTCGTCCAGCTTGTCGCCGGTCTCAACGGCCTTATACAGCGTGGAGATCAGCGTGGACATGGCCGTGGAGCCAGCCTGCGCCTCGATGCCCAGGGAACCGACTGCCGCGGACACGGCGAGGATATCCGTCTCGGAGAATCCTGCTTGACTCGCAGCTGCAGCCATGCCCTGGGACATTTGCACGACCTTCGAGGCCGTGGTTGCCGTCGCGTCGCCCAGATCAGCGACGGTGGAACCGAGGCGCTCATAGTCCGTGGTGCCGGTGATGTTGGCGAACTGTGCCAGCATCGTCGCGGCGTCGTCGGCGGTCAGGTCGGTGGTGGTCGCCAGCTGTGCCATGACGCGCGTGAATTCCTCTACGTTGTCCTGGGCTATACCCAGCTGACCGGCCGTGGTCGCAATCCCAGCCAATTCCTCGGCGGTGATCGGGATCCGCGTGGACAGTTCCTTGAAGCTTTCGCCCAGTTCGGCAATGAACACGTCGCTGCCGCCCACGGTACGCTTCACACCGGCCATGGACGTTTCGTACTGAATCGACGCCTCCGCGCATTGCTTCAAGGCTTCATAGATCGCTTT